ACTGAGAAACAAGAAGCATTCTTGAATCACTTAGTAGACACTGGTGGGGATTTCAAAAAGTCAGCCGAACTTGCAGGGTATTCAGGCAATCACTATCAAATATTAAAAGCACTTAAAAACGAAGTAGTTGATTTAGCCAGTGACGTACTTGCAAGGGAAGCCCCTACTGCAGCATTCAAGCTTATAGAGGTTATGAAATCTGATAAGCCTGTTCCCCAAGCTAACAACAAGTTACAAGCTGCACAGACGATACTAGATAGGGCTGGTGTTGTTAAGACGGATAAGCTAGATGTCAATCATAATGTTAGTGGTGGTATCTTTATACTACCAGAGAAACATACGATTGATATAGAAGCAGAAAATATAGAAGAAGCTAACTATGAAACTTTGGATAACTGAACACGTTAATGAAGATGGAGCAGCTATTGGTCCATATATCAAAGCAGATACAATTGCCCAAGCTAATAGAATAGCAATACAATATGGGTTGTTAGTTCTAGGAGAAATTCAAGAACTAGAACACGAAATAGAACTAGAAAAGAAACTAGTTCATTAAAACTAAGGCGGTACACTAATGAGCATTACATACAGAGGAGAAACTTTTTCAGGTTATAACAAACCTAAACGTACTCCGAAACATCCAACTAAATCACACGTAGTTCTTGCAAAGGAAGGAGATACTATTAAAATGATTAGGTTTGGTGAACAAGGTGCTAAGACTGCAGGGAAACCTAAAGCAGGTGAATCAGCCAGAATGAAAGCAAAGAGAAAGTCTTTTAAAGCAAGACACGGTAAGAACATTAAGAAAGGTAAACTATCAGCAGCCTACTGGGCTGATAAGGTTAAATGGTAGTCGTATGCCACAACTAGGTAGTAACGAAAAACCTGTCCTTATGTCTAGTAAAAAGAATAAAGGTAGACTTTACAAACCTTCAGACGGTGGTAAAGGTTCTGCACCTAGAGTTAATATACACTCTAAACAGTATAGAGACAACTGGGATATTATATTTGGAGGCAACAATGCCAAGAAAGAAAACGACAACTAAAAAGAAGTCAACTGTGAATAAAGCTGGTAATTATACCAAGCCAACCTTGCGTAAGAGACTTTTCGAGAAGGTTAAACGCGGTACCAAAGGTGGTAAAGCCGGTCAGTGGTCTGCTCGAAAAGCCCAGCTCCTTGCTAAACTTTATAAAGCTGCAGGGGGTGGCTATAAATAATATGAAAAGGATTAAAGAATTTATGATTGAGATGATGAATAAACTAAACAAAGTATATGCTAAACTATTTAAAAAATGTTTAACACCAGAGAAAAAGAATGCCAAAAGCAAAAAGTCAACAAAGTCTAGATAATTGGACAGAACAAGATTGGGGTACTAAGAGTGGTAAACCGTCTGCGAAAACGGGGGAAAGATATCTCCCGAAGAAAGCGATTGCAGCATTATCAGACTCAGAGTACAAAGCAACAAGCGATAAAAAAAGAAAAGATACAGCAGCCGGAAAACAATATTCATCTCAACCTAAACGAGCTAGAAAAATAGCAAGACGATTTAGAAAAAGAGGTGGTATAGTTTAGATGAAAGAAGGATATATAAAAAGAGCTACATCAACCATACCTTTTGGATATGAGTTAGTTGATGAGTCTAGTTCGTTTTTAAAACCTATTGATGAAGAGTTAGAAGCTTTGCAAGTTGCAGAGAACATGGTAGTCAACGAAGAAATATCATTACAAGCTGCATGTGATTGGTTAGAATATAAAACAGACAGACGTATGTCTGCTCCGGGACTTAAAAAACACATAGATAAAAAGTATGGATTACGAAGCGAAAGATTGGGAACTGAACCCTCATCTTTACTTGCAAGATAACGAAGGTAATTTTGTAAAGAATAAAGACGGTACGCCTCGTAAAAAAGCAGGTAGACCAAAAACAGATACTGAGAAAGCGATTAAGTCTGCACGTGCTACTATAAGTCGTAAACAAAAAAACATTCAAAAGTTAGAACAAAAGCTTAACAACGCTAAAAGTTCTTTTAAAAAACAAAAAGAAACAATTCAAAAACTTGATAACGCTAAAGAAGGTGTTGTTACAGAAAGTGATTTAGACACACTACCCAAGGCTGTTAAAGAAGTACTTGATAATCATCATGTATTCTTTCACGCTAACGAAGGTCCACAGACAGACTTCCTTGCTGCTGGTGAGAAAGATGTGTTATACGGTGGAGCTGCTGGTGGTGGTAAATCATATGCCATGATTGTTGACCCACTAAGATACGCACATAGAGCTGCACATAGAGCATTAATACTTAGAAGGTCTATGCCAGAACTAAGAGAGATGATTGATAAGTCTCGTGAACTATATCCACAAGCATTTCCCGGTGCTAAGTTCAGAGAAGTAGAAAAGCTTTGGAACTTTCCAAGCGGTGCAAAGGTAGAGTTTGGATTCCTTGAAAGAGATGCAGACGTATACCGTTATCAAGGACAAGCATATAGTTGGATAGGTTTTGATGAGATAACCCATTTACCTACAGAGTTTAGTTGGAACTATCTTGCTTCACGTCTTAGAACAACAGACAAAGAAATACAAACATATCTTAGATGTACTGCTAACCCCGGTGGTGTTGGCTCTAATTGGGTAAAGAAAAGATATATAGAACCAAACGAATCAAACAAATCATTTTTAGGTAAAGACGGATTAACACGTAAGTTTATTCCTGCTAAGTTAGCTGATAACCCGTACCTTGCAGAAGATGGTATCTATGAACAGATGCTTAAATCACTACCGCCTATACAACGTAGACAACTCTTAGAAGGTAACTGGGATGTAGCTGAAGGAGCTGCATTTGTAGAATTTAGTCCTGAAAATCATATTATTACACCATTTGAGCTACCTGTACACTGGGAAAGAGTAAAAGCAGTTGACTACGGATACGCTGCAGAAAGCTGTTGTTTATGGGGAATAATGGATATAAATGACAATACTTTAATAATTTATAGAGAATTATACAAAAAAGGCTTGACAGGAGAAGAATTAGGTGCTATAATAACTGATATGGAGACAGAAGACCCTTTCTCAGTGAATGGTGTCTTAGATACTGCAGCATGGGCAAGAACAGGAACGACTGGTCCAACTGTAGGAGAAAGTTTAGTTAAGGCTGGTCATAAGTTAAGACGAGCTGATAAAAATAGAATACAAGGTAAGATACAAGTACACGAGTACTTAAAGGTTAGAGAGAATGGTAGACCTAAGTTACAGATATTTAATACATGTCCTAACTTAATAAGAGAATTACAGTCTATACCATTATCTAAAACTAACCCTGAAGACGTAGATACGAAAGCTTCAGACCACGCATATGATGCATTACGTTATATGATAATGAGTAGACCAAGAATGGAAAGCCCATTAGAACGTATAAGAGGTTTAAAACGTGAAATGTATAGACCAGTAGACTCAACCTTTGGTTATTAAAATATATGGCAGAAGATAGAAATACATTTTTAAACGCTGATAGTATCTACGAAGAAGTTGAAGGAGAGTCTGGAGTAACGCTTACTCTTGAAGAAGACCAACAAAGAAATCTTATTGGTATTATTAAAGGTCGTTATGCTCAAGCTGAAGAAGCTAGACAAACTGACGAGACTCGTTGGTTAAAAGCATATGAGAACTATAGAGGTCTTTATGCTAAAAGTGTTAAGTTTAGAGAATCTGAAAAGTCTAGAGTCTTTGTAAAAGTTACTAAGACTAAAGTACTTGCAGCCTTTGGACAACTTGTAGATGTTATATTTGGTACAGGTAAATTTCCAATAGGAATTGCTGAAACTAAAATAGCAGAAGGTGAAACAAACTTTGCACATCTTGATACAGCTAATCCTACACCCGGTTTAGAAACATCAGAAATGGAAGTACCAGATGATGTTGGTAATAGAGAAGGAACTAATGTAAATCCTTATGATGTTGGTTACGAAGGTGACGGTAGAACTTTAAAACCCGGTGCAACTTTCTATAATGGAATGTTTGAAGATAGTCTTGAAGACCAAGCTGAAAAAGCTGGTATTCTTAAAGACGGTACAAGTCCTGACCCACAGGCAATAGAAGTATCTCCTGCACAAAGAGCTGCAAGAAGAATGGAGAAACTTATCCATGACCAGATTGAAGAATCAAATGGAAACTCAGAATTAAGAAATGCTCTTTTAGAATCTGCTCTACTTGGTACAGGGATTGTAAAAGGACCATTTAACTTTAACAAGAAACTTCACAAATGGGACAAAGATGAAGAAGGTAATAGAACTTATAACCCTTTAGAAGTTAGAGTACCTAGAATTGAGTTTGTTAGTTGTTGGGATTTCTATCCAGACCCTAACGCTACTAACATGGAAGAATGTGAATACATTATCCATAGACATAAAATGAACAGAAGTCAATTAAGGCAGTTAAGAAATATGCCTTACTTTAATGACGATGCAATACGTAGTGCAATACAGATGGGTGCTAACTACGTAGAAAAAGATTTTGAAAGCCAGTTAAAAGACGATGCTAGAAGTGATGAAGATATAAGTAGCAGTTTTGAAGTCTTAGAATACTGGGGAATGATGGATGCAGAGTATGCACGAGAAGTAGGTATCGACTTACCCGACAGCGTTGATGACCTAGATGAAGTACAAGTAAACATATGGACATGTGGTACTTACTTATTAAGAGCTGTACTAAATCCATTCACTCCATATAGAATACCATACAATGCTTTCCCTTACGAAAGAAACCCATACAACTTCTTTGGTATTGGTGTAGCAGAAAACATGGATGATTCACAACAAATTATGAACGGTCATGCAAGAATGGCTATAGATAACTTAGCAATGTCTGGTTCTCTAGTGTTTGATGTAGATGAGTCTGCTTTAGTTGGTGGACAGTCAATGGAAATATATCCGGGTAAAGTTTTTAGAAGACAAGCTGGAATGCCCGGACAAGCTATACACGGTTTAAAATTTCCTAATACTTCACAAGAAAACTTAATGATGTTTGACAAGTTTAGACAACTTGCAGATGAACAAACAGGTATACCTAGTTATTCACATGGACAAACAGGTGTTCAAAGTATGACAAGGACTGCTTCTGGTATGTCTATGTTACTTGGAGCATCAAGTTTAAATATTAAAACAGTTATCAAAAATCTTGATGACTTTTTATTAAAGCCACTAGGGGAGTCTTACTTCCAGTGGAACATGCAATTCCTAGAAGATGAGTTGGATGTTAAAGGTGATTTAGAAGTTAAAGCTACAGGTACTAATAGCTTGATGCAAAAAGAAGTTAGAAGTCAAAGACTTACTATGTTCTTACAAACTGCACAAAGTCCTGCTATTGCTCCGTTTGTTAAGATTTCTAAACTCGTTAGTGAACTTGCCTACAGCTTAGACTTAGACCCTGATGAAATACTCAACGACCCTGAAGAAGCAGCTATCATGGCACAAATAATAGGAATGCAGAATGCTGGACAAACAAATGGCGAGGAAACTCAACCCGGTGGTGAACAGCCCCCAATGGGAGGACCTCAAGGAGTACCTCAACAACCTCAAGAACTTGGAGCTACAGGCACTGGCGGTGGCAACATCGGAACAGGAAATGTACCGGTTGCAGGGGAGAGTGAGTTCTCTGGTACGGTTGGAGCAACTGGACAAGCAGGTTAAAGAAGCAATTAATAGGAAGGAAGAAGTATAATGTTACTACAAGATGATAAAAAAAGAATGGGTTATACAGACGGTAAAAAAGTTGTAGACCCTATGAAAGAAGCTATAAATAATATAATGGGTTTAGGAGTTTCAAAAGAAGAAGTAAATATTATACAAAATAATACTATGTCTTCTCCTGAAGTAAGAAAAATTATTAATAGAGTAGAAAAAGAAACCAGTGCAGAACCCGGAAATGTCTTCAGTGTTTTTAATATGATTGCTAAAAAAGAAAAAGAAGAAAGAACAGGAATGAAAGATGGTGGTCCGGGTATAGAAGCTCTTAGGAAAGAAGCACCAGAAGTTGTTGAACGTATGGGTTATGAAGAAGGTGGAGAAATAGATAATCAAATGTTAATGGTTATGTCACCACCAATGGAATCTGAAATGGAATCAGACGATGACATGGAAGATAACTACACAAGATTTATAATGGAAGAAGCATTAAGCGAAGAAGAAGAAGATATGCTAACTTCCAAACTAGAACAAGACGAGGAACTATCTATGTTATTTGATAAGATAATAGATGTTGCTCAAGAATTTGCTGGGTCTGGTCCTGTTGAAGGTCCGGGTTCAGGAGTCTCTGACAGTATACCTGCTAGGTTATCTGATGGAGAATTTGTCTTTACTGCAAAAGCTGTAGAAGAAATCGGAGAAGACAGTTTAATGTCTATGATGAAAGAAGCTGAAGCTGCTGCAGATGAAAGACAAGGTTTAGCTGAAGGCGGAATGCCTGAAGATAATAATGTAAACGTACAAGCTGATGCGTTGTTAGGAATGGACATGGCTTCAGACCCAACACAAGAAGCTATAAACGAAAACATGATTAAGTATCAGCCATACGTAAGAAGCTAAACAAACTAACGATAAAGCCACCCTATTAGCGTAGGCACTTTATCATTTTAATAACCGAAAGGCTACCTTTACAAACAAGCCCTCTAGTCGACATAGAGCTACCTTGTGAAACAAGCCCTGAGTAGGAGAATAGAAAATGACTAATACAGTCCAACAGGAAGAACAAGCGAATCCTTATAACGCAAAGAAAGATTATCACGTAGAAGATAAACCTTTTACCCCTGCTAATCAATTATATTTTGAAGAGCCTTCTGAAAAGAATAAACTCTTTGATAGTGATGACATTACTGAAGTTACATCTACAGATAATGTTAAAACAGAAAATCTGGATACTCCTTATAAGAAACCAGATTATAAAAAAAGATATGATGATTTAAAAAAGCATTACGATAGTAAGCTTAACGAGTTTAAATCTAGAGAACAAGAGTTAATTGAAGAGGCTACTAGTAATAGAACCGAATACAAAGCTCCTAAATCTCCAGAAGAACTAGAAGAGTTTAAAAATAACTATCCTGATGTTTACGAAGTTGTAGAAACCGTTGCTCATATGCAATCGGAGACTAAAGCAAAAGTTCTAGAAGAACGCCTTAGTAAACTCCAAGAACGTGAGAATCAGTTAGTACGACAGAGTGCAGAGAAAAGATTAATGGAAAGACATCCTGATTTTGAAGATATCAGAAATAGCGATGACTTTCATGGTTGGGCAAAAGAACAGCCTAAGTCTATCCAAGACTGGATATACTCAAACGCTTCTGATGCTGACCTAGCTTCACGTGCTTTAGACTTGTTTAAAAAGGATTTTGGAATTGAACCTACAAAGACTGAGTCATCTTCTAAACAGACTAGAAAATCTGCTGCTGATATGGTTTCTACTAAAACAAAAAGTATAGAACCTAATCAACAAAAGGTTTGGTCTGAAAAGGAGATTGCTGCAATGAGTGTTGCTGAATTTGATAAATTTGAAAAAGAAATATCAGATGCAATGCAAGAAGGCAGAATCGTAAAATAACTATTATAACTAAAGGAATATATCATGGCTCAATATTTTGAACCCTCAACTGATACCGATGCAAACTTTGCAAACTCCGTTAGTGGACAAACTAATAGTTTCTTCCTACCTTCCATATACTCTAAGAAAGTTCTTAACTTTTTCAGAAAGGCAAGTGTAGTTGAAGCTATTACTAACACCGACTATGCCGGTGAGATATCTGCTTACGGAGACTCTGTAAAAATCATTGGTGAACCAGTAATCTCTGTATCTGACTATACAAGAGGTTCTGACACAACTGCAACTAAACTAACTGATGCTGAAACAACTCTTGTTGTTGATAGTGCTAAAGCTTTCAAATTCATCGTAGATGATATTGAAACTAAAATGTCACATGTCAACTTCAAAGAAGTAGCTTCATCATCTGCTGCGTATGCTCTTAAAGATGCATATGATGCTGCTGTTCTAGCAACTATGTTTGCTGGATGTTCAGCTTCATCACCTGACCATATTATTGGTTCAGACAGTGCAACTGCTGACGCAACATTAGGACACGCTACTAACTCTGTAGACCTATTAGGTTCAGACGGAACTGGTGTAGATGCAATTGACCTTATGGCAAGATTTGCTAAACTATTAGACGAACAAAATGTACCTGAAGAAGGTAGATGGTTCGTAGCTCCTCCTTCATTCTATGAAGAATTAGCTAAAGCTGACTCTAAGTTAATGTCTGTTGACTTTAACGCTGGACAAGGCTCTATCAGAAATGGCTTAGTATCAAGTGGTAAACTAAGAGGATTTGACATGTACAAATCTAACAATGTTGCTGCTACATCTAACGCTACTGGTAAATGTATGGCTGGTCACATTTCATCAACTGCTACTGCTAATACTATTCTTTCAACTGAAGTGTTGAGAGACCCATCATCATTTGGTGATATAGTAAGAGGCTTACATGTCTATGGTGCGAAAGTACTTAGAGATGA